GCTCCCGGTAAAGGCGTCGATTTAGAAAAATTTAAGGCGGTGTGTTATCCATGTACAAGTCAAAATGACTGTTCGCGAAGACTTAATAATAAACAAGCAACTGTAGAAGAATGTAATGGTGCATATAAATTATTAGGTATAGATCCACCACCAGTCGATTACACACCACCAAAAAAGGTGGGAACAGCAGTGGGTTCAATAAACTCGAGACAGGGTAGTTTGGGTACTGTTTTATTTGCTGCATTTTTACCTATATCTTCATACTCTTCGTCGTGTATACTCTCCTTGTGCAGTATATACTTTGTAGTAGCAGCAGCATCAAAAAAATAACAATTTAAAAGAAATAATCCAATCAATAATAAAACATGCACAGAGGTTTATCATCCGTTATGATGAACTACGCGCGTTCTATTAGTGATGAAAAGAAAGCAAAAACTATCGTTAAGGGGAACAAATCTGGGGAAATTACGGGAAGTAGTGATGACATGCAGGAAAAACTCATATATAAATGTGGATTAAAAAGACGTCAAGTATGGGATGCAAATTCAATGTCATGGTATACGAAAGTGTATTATGTGGACGGTTCATTATATAACCCCGTTTTGTTCCACAAAGGGAAACTAGAAAAAAATCCTAAGTATAAGTAATAGAATGAATCCATACTTTGAAGCAACTTTAAGAAATATAGGTGTTTTTATTTCGGTATTTTTTACTATACGATGGGCGGAAAAATCCGTTATCCCAGTGTATGACGTACCCCTAAATATAATAACTATTGTTATAGCTATACTCTTAAACTATAGTGGACCACTAAAATTAAATATTTAAAGAAAACCCGCGTTATATAATAAGTATGAGTACGTGCACAGTATGTTGCGATAAGTACAATAAAACACAACGTGTAAAAGTTACATGTCCTCATTGTGATTACGAGGCGTGTAAAACGTGTATCCAGACCTATTTATTATCAACTACAGAAGAACCACATTGTATGAAATGTAAACATGAACACGATCGTGAATTCATAGATTCATTTTGTACAAAACGATTTAGAAACGTAGAGTATAGAAAACATCGGGAACAAATTTTATACGAACGTGAAATGGCGCGAATGCCAGAAACTCAACCATACGCAGAATATAGAATAAAAATGAAAGAACTTAGATTACGATATTTTGAACTTTTAGATCAAATGTTTCTTTTGAGAGATATGCGTAGAGAAGCGATAAACATGCGTAATTCGACGTTGGATTATGATGATGCTATAGCTAAAATGCGTAGAGATATAGAGGAAATTGTAGAAAAGGTAAATTCACTTGAACTAAATGTCACTACAATTAGTAGTGAAAAGTTTACACGTAAGTGTCCATACGAAGAGTGTAGAGGTTTTTTAGATACAGACATGAAATGTGGGTTATGTGTACAACAGTTTTGTGAACATTGTAATGAAGTTATCATAGATTCCGAACACGTTTGTGATCCCGAAACGGTTGAAACTATGAAACTCATAAACAAAGATACTAAACCGTGTCCTAAATGTGGTACAATGATACACAAAATAGATGGGTGTGCACAAATGTGGTGTACCGAATGTCACACTGCATTTGATTGGCGTTCGGGGCGTATAGAAACCGGTCGTGTACATAACCCTCATTACTTTGAATTCAAGAAACGTTCAAGGGAACACGGAGACATACCGTGCGGTGGAAGACCCACGTTCCCAGAACTTGAAGCAAATGAAGCGGGTGTACATATATTAGACCTGAGTTATAAACTTACTCTATTGGATAGAGATATCATATATAGATACGATGGTATTGGTGACGATGATAATCTACGTTTACGTGTAGACTATTTAATAAAAATTATATCCGACGACGAATTTAAGAAGGAACTTCAAAGACGTGATAAACATAAATGTAAATTAGAGGATATACGGAATATATACGGAATGTTTTCCGATACATGTGGTGATTTACTCCGTCAGTGGATGATTGATCCAACTAAAACCAAGGACATACTGCGTACCGTTCACGCGTTAGCTGATTATTCGAATAGAGTCATATCAAAAATAAGAAACAGGTATAATTGTTCAGTACCTTATTATATATTTTTACGTGCACTTTAAGAATAGAGTCGTTTACATCATAAATGAAATTAATAGAATTAGCTTCGGCAGTTACATCACTTTTTCCATTTATGATTCTAGAGAATTTTGGTAGTGTATCGAGTATGTTTTACCATTTACATAGAAATGAAACCATGTATAAACTTGTTTATATATCCAGACATGTGGATCTTCTACGATTAGGATACGTACTAAAAGGTGGTTTCGATTATATGGAACTCGTGTTTAATTTTTTATCCATGATTATCATTTATAAATCGAGTATCCATGATAAAAAGTATATGGACGTAAACTTAATCATAAGTGTAATTAAAAGCACATTTGGTATGCCTAAATTACACTATCTCGTCTCACTTTACTTTTGGTTTGTAGCATTTATTATTCATTACGATACTGTATTTGGAAGATATACAGATATAATAGTAAACTTACTTTTGTGTCCACCTCAATATTTATTGAAGAATAATATTATCGGTGTATATTAGAAAATGAACAAAGTTATCTTATTTGTATCGTTTTTACTTATTATATGGTTTTTCATACCCATATATGAAAAACCCAGAGTACTAAAAAGTATATTAAGTGAAGATGAGTGTAAGCATATACAAGATATTGCTTCTAAAAAGTTACATACGTCTACAGTATCTAAAAGTCGTGATACAGACGAATCTATCAGAAAGAGTGAAACGGCGTGGTTGAAAGCATCCGAAGATCCAGTTGTTGATAAACTTATACGTAAGTGTGTATCAATGACGGATCGACCTTTGCGTAATTGTGAAGATTTACAGGTTCTTAAATATAAACCAGGTGGTTTTTATAAACCACATCAAGATTGTTTTAAAGATGATAAAAATAAACGTATGTATACATTCATAATTGCCTTGAATGACGAGTATGAAGGTGGTGAAACAGAATTTCCAAATATAAATAAGAAGTATCGTTTAGAAAAGGGTGACGTATTGTTCTTTAATACATTAAACAATTACGAATGTGTTACCAAAAAGGCATTACATGGTGGTACACAGGTGAAATCAGGTGAAAAGTGGGTATGTAATTTATGGGTTAGAAAGTATAAATACCCGTGATTAATTATAGATTTTTAAAATAAATGTATCTTATAAAAGATGGCGATTGATAAAACAATGAAAGATAAACTCACTGATTCTGAAAAGAAAAAGATTAAACAGGCGAATAAGGCAAAAGCAAATCCAGGTAAAGCGGAGGCTAAGAAAGAAAAGAATGACGCGTGTAGAGAGAAACGAAAGGAAGAGGGAACTACCAAATCTTTTGCTTAAAAATATTTTTTTTAAAATAAGTTAACTAATTTAATTATATAGAACATGTACTGTTATGTGAAATATAATTAATTTATTTGTACCAATTGACTGATATAATAATCGCGTCGATCTAATGATAGATGTACAGCTGTACACATATTTAAAATACTGTATACGAAATAATACCCAATATATTCGAAATACAAATTATATGACGCCAAGGTAAAACACGCCGAAAGATAGAATGTATGTATTTTTAAAATATCAATCTTATTTTCTAGGACTGAAACATAACATACTGCAGATAGAAACGTATCCATAATTGATTGATAATCATCCGATAACATAAGAGTATACATTATTGTCGTAAAAAGCATAATAAAGTGTATAAATTTATACACACTACGTATTTGAACACTTCTTATATCTATGTTTCTTCTATGAATCCGTTCCGGTTCGGGTTCCGGTAGTGGTAATGGTGGAGGTCGTTCAACCGCATCGTTTATACCTATTACAGGTATACCACCTGGGTTTATAACGACGTTATAATATTCATTCGTCGTCATATCCTCTTCTTTTATTGAATGTTGTTTTTAACTAATTGTCCTTGATAACAAGTTCACCCCTATCCGCTAACAAGCGTCTATTCACCATGTGTTGTTCCTTAACATCATCCTTATTTTGTCCGACGTAAGGAACCGCATACCCATTATCACACATCCATTTATTCACGTTCGTCCAGATACCATCTTCAAATACCCACAATTCACCGAGTGCGCGTCCATACTTACCGACAGAGTCGCGTTCTTGACACCGCAATTCAATTTCACAATCGTCCTTATCGGATTCAACCGCTTTCGTCACCCAGTTCAAAATCTTCTTCTTCGCATGTTTCCCGTAAACTTTTTCGGTCAAATCACGCGTTCGTGATTCTTCGGTATCGATACCAAGCAATCGTACGCGTTGGCGAATGAGTACATCGAACCCCAAATCAATAAGAACGTCAACGGTATCACCGTCAACGACTTTCGAACACGAGTCGATTTTGTATTTGAATTCACAGGGTTTTTGGTTATAAGTAGTCATTATTATGCCTAAGTAACGGTTCTTTTCTTTAATAGTTTAAAAAAATATGGTCAAAACTCGAAACCAATTACGTAAATCTAAATACAAGCGAACGGCTAAACTCGGTCGCGATGTATATACACCGGATAAGGGTGGGTACACAGTTATTAGGAATACACCTGGAACTGGTAATGTTAAACACCCATTATATATAACTGGTGATAAGAAAAGACAACTTAAAAAGAAGTTGGCAAAAAAACAAAAGTGTTCACGATACGAATGTAATCGATGGTTTGAAGTTGCTGCACACGTAAC